GCTTGTATTGCCGTGGGGCGGCTTCGGGGCAGGGGTGGGTTCGTCCACGTCAGACTCCGGATCATCTTGCCCAGTTGGCTTAACTGGCGTAGTAATTGAGCGCAAATGCTTGCCAGCTTGTCTTATAGGGCGGGGCGTCGCAGCTGCCTGGCGAATCCGCGTAATTTCCTCGTTACAATCGAAGCATCGGTAATGCTCTACGTCCGTCCAAGTTTGCAAGTCTTGTAATTCCTTGCCGCATTTCGGGCAACGCTGAGGAGTGTCAGATTGGGTCACTTAGCACCTTTAGGTGATTGAGGCAGGGGCATCCAATGCGTAATCTGATCCATGTCGAAATAAATCGGCATGTCGCACGGCTCCGTTTCAACCGACTGCCACTTGCACTCGTCGGCCAATTTCCATCCCATCTCGGGTAGTTCTCTGCCAACGACTGCCATCAATACCATTTGCGGAGCGCCATACACAGAAAGCTCCGGCAACCTCTCGCTCACGGCGATCCACCGAGGTGGGACGCTCAGGGCGTAGGCGATTCCAGCTTGCCAGCCATATCTAGCATTCTTCTCGGCGGATTCGTCCCAATGAACTTCGCAAGTCTCCGTCCCTAGCCACTCTTCGAATGCCTGCTCTGCCGCACTCCCCCGCTTCACTTCGCTACTCATGGGATCACCTTCGTTGGTTTCTTGCCGAATATCTTCACAGCCACGTAGAAATGCTCCCGAGATTCATGCGGCATTTGCATAATCGAGATTGGCCCGCTGACTACACCTTTGCCGCCCAACTCATCCACCAGTTTCCCGGCCATGCGGATGAACTGATCGCAAGTACTTTCCTGTTTGCTCATCGTGTTCCCTTCTCCGGGTTCGGGCCGTGGGCTGGGGACGGTAGCTTTAGCCGCTGAATCTGTAAAATCAACCTATCCGGCATATCCCAATCGCTACACAGGTCAGCCACATCTTCCACGCCACGCTGCCAGCCCTCAGCCCATCTATCACACCGGGGCTGAACGCTTAGGGCGTAATCCTTGGCGAAGTCTTCACACATACCCACAGCTTCAGGCAACTTGACAATGTCGATGTGATCGCCGAACACTTTAGCGTTCAGCTCTCGCAGCAATTCATTCGCAGCACTCTGTAACTCCGCCGCACTCCCCCGCTTCGCTTCGGTCATCTCTTTACCTTCTTTCGGAGAATCGGACCCGGTGATCATAGATATCTCCCCAGATAACTCAACTACCGAGTCCCTTCTCCACGTTACAACATGAATTGCGGGGCCTCTCGACTTTCACGTTTACATCTCGGACACCTTAAGGGTGCTTTAGAGGTTAAAAACCTCCTGCGAATCCGGATGTTAGAGCAGGCGCTTGCAAGCAACTGGGACTGTGCCGCCCCGCAAACTCTACTGAACTTCGACTGTGCTCCCGGCCAGAATTAGGTAATGCCATCCCAAAGTCCCGCCGCATCCTCGGCCTGAACACGTACGCTGATAATAAGCACGGTAATTGAAAGTAGCGTTCACCATACCGTCGTTCGAGACGTACGTGGCCGTGCTATAGAAATCGTTCCGCGTTCCGTCAGGATTACTAACGAACCCAGTGAACGTCCCGGTAACGGAGAACACGACATCCCCTGGGTACGGGTAGTTAATTTGAAGCCTGCCGATCAGCCCCGTCCCGGCATACCGATTATCGATGATCAGATCGAACGGCTGGTTAGCCTGATCCGTTACGCTCATCCGGCAGTACTGATTAGCTTTTCCGCCACATGAGTCGGTCGTCGTTGTATACATTGTCTGGGCGGAAGCATGAGTAGCGACCGCAGCGAGGACGAACAGTGTGAGCACAGCTAGTACTGATTTTCTCATCTCTTTTCTCCTTCATTTTTATTCTGCCAATCTTTCAACGAGTCTTTTCACAGTTAAAATAATACATACAACAGCATAGATTGCAGCTGGAATATTATGACATCTTACACAAATAAATACACCAATGAATGCTTGACCAAAGAGAATCGAATTAAATAAAATATCAACATTTCTATTAAACATTTTCATTTTACTTCCTCTTGATTGTCATTAGAGAGGGCCCGTTTCCAGCACAAGTAGTCTACTGTAGTCCTCCCCTGTTGTCAAGCTCTAAAATATGAGCTCTGTGTCATCTTAGCCTTTTCAACATCTAACAGTAGTCCGTCGCTCTATCCTTTTGATTCGGGGGCGTCAGGGGAACTGCACACCACTGGCGCCAACGATTCTCGTGCAGAGAGGATTAACTTGTCAAATCGTCCTACGCCCATCGTCGATACTATTTTTCCCGGCCAACGTGTTCATTTGATTGGCGGCGCCTCTGGTGCCGGTAAGACTACTTGGCTCATGCAAATGATCGAGGATTGGCGGCAGGAGAAGCCGATCTACGGATTCCCATCTCACCCCGTTCCATTTGTCTATTTGTCATATGACCGAGATACGGACGATTTCATTGATACTTGCGATCGATTAAAGATCGACCCGAACACATATAATTTCGTATCGCCGATCGAAAAAGACTTCGATCTCCCTCTTCTGATGATGCTTGAGAAATTGCATAAAGCTAATCCTGAAACTAAATTGTACATCGTCGAAGGCATCGCTTCACAGACTCCTGATGGTAAAATTAACGATCAACGTATTGTAGGCCGCTGGTTACGCCAACTCCAAGCGTTCTGTAAACGATACGGCGTAACGATTATTGGCGTCCTTCACGCAGCGAAAACAAAAGAAAGAGATCGATACAAAGAGCCGAGAGCTCGTATCGCTGGCTGCGGTGCATGGGCCGGGTACTCGTCTACTGTCGTAATTATTGAAGAAGAGAGTGCGGACACAGATTCATCGATCCGAGAGCTCATGATCCTTCCACGTAACGATAAGAAATTTTCTTTTACATTGGACTTCAAAGATGGTCGGCTCGTCGAAGTCGATAGGATCGTGAAGCAGCCGAAGTTCTGGCAATGGCTCAAGACGATCGCAGAAGGCGAAATCTTCGGTATGGAAGAAATGAGTCAATGTGGACTCAGCGGATCCAGGATATATAACGAGATCGATTCGGCTGTAGCGCGAGGGAAGATCGAAAAAGTCGGTCGTGGGAAGTATTGCAAGAAGCCTGATAGCGTCAACTAGTGCCGTGTGGGGTACAATAGCAGGAGAAGTAGATCCTATCCTACTCATTCCATTCAAGATAACTTCTCCTCCTGCTGTTTCTGCCCAACAGGAGAAGTCTCCGTATCTATAAGACAATACATATACATACCTAATCTAACTTCTTCTCAAGAGGATTGAATCTACTGGACAAAGGGAGCAGGAGAAAGGGTGGAGGAGAATTTATCTCTATTATAATCATTGAGTTATCGTCCATTCTCCTGCTCTTTTGGCCCACAAGGTAGACGCTCCGTAACGCGTTGATTCTACACCAGTCATAGACGGGCCGTTGCTCACGTCTCATCTGAGAGAAAAACGGGGCGCCAGAGCGACGCCCCAGTGATCAGTGATCAATCGGTGAGGAAACTCAGAACTTGCTCGACCTAAGGCACATATAAACCGCTTGCATCAGGTCCATGCCTTCGGAACACATCTTCCAAGCTGACTCACGGCACTCGGGGCACCAAGCTTCGTGCTCCTCGTACTTCCGCGCGGTCATGAGCAACTCAGTGTCATGCGTTGCTCGTTGATCGTCCGCACGGCGCATCGGGGCTCGACCAGAGTTCCCCTGGGTACTCATGCAGCTGCCGCCTCTCTGGGTCGTCCGCGCTGGACCCTGTAATCGTCCGGTACGGCGATCGGAGCGATACTCTGGGCGTTGCTGACCCCGAGTTCGTTGAGCAGCATCCCGGCGAGCTGATGGACCCATCGGGACCGCTGACGCGAATTGATTGGTAGCTTACGGTACCGGGTAGAGATGAATCGGTAACACTCTTTCAGTAATGTCTCAGGATCTTGCGGCACAGGAAGAGACATCTCGGGTCCTGGCGCAACAGCTTCGTCTCGGGCGTCCTTCTGGGCATCGATCACCCGATCGATCCAAGCATTAGCTGCCAGTGGCGTAGGATCCTCGGGCGGGGGAAGGGCTTTAACTACTTGGGTATATTTGCCTAGAGGAGCTTCCTCACGTTCACCAGAGAGATCGATCCCTCGGGCCATCGCAGCGCGAAGGATCGTCTCCGGGAGCGACGCTGAGGCGTTCTGGTATCTCTGGATATACCGGTACGCTGTCCTCGGGGTGAACCGGAACAACCGTAAGAACTTACCAAAGAGAGAATGGGGCTCTAGTATCGCTTGCGCCTTAACAAGATGAGCCCCGATAGCTAGGCGCGAATAACCCTGGACGAGCATTGCTGTTGCGAGGCCATTGCCAATGGGCTGGAGAATCGATTGCTCCGCGAGCGTCAACTCCTCCCACCATTTCTCTTCAACGAGCTTCGGCTGAGCCTCGGGTGCTCGCTCTAGCTCCGCCAAAGACACACCGGGCAGGAACTCCGGGGAGGGCGATTCAAGTACAGCCGGTCGGTTACCTCGATTAGTGCTACGCTTATATGCCATTTTTTCTCCTATGAGGTTACCTTGGTAACCCACTGGAGACAGACTACCACTGGCTACTCCGGTAGTCAAGTACTATTTTCAGGTACCTGTGGAAAACTTTGGGGGAGGTCCGCAGGCTAATTATTCAATGACTTACGCTGTAATGATTCGATCCGACTGACGCCTGTGGTATTCATCCAATCAGCGACCGCTTCGCTAATTACTTTAACAATGGGTATCCCTGTGATCACTGAGTACCCCCGACACGCTTCGTATGCATCAACTGAGATCTTAATAGGTAATCGCTTATCCCCGGTACGTTTCTTAACCATTGGGCCCCGACTACTACAATGAGAATCAAGCCAAAGTACCGTTCCCACTGTACCGTCTCAGTATGCAACAGTAGGTAAATGTAGTCAAGAGAATTGTGCGGAAATAGACGGATTGGCAATAAAAAGGGTCCCCGAGTACCTAGGGGGACCTGATGATCGATCCTGGGGCCTCTAATGCGTCCTACGGGCCATCCTACGAGACTTCTCAAGAGACACGGCATCCTCTAATCGGTACCAAGCACCCTTGTTCCGGGGATCACGCCATTGCCAGCCGCCATCCCGTGTGTCGCCCGCGTGGACCCAACCGGAATCTATGAGTAATTGGATCTCTTCAGTCTTCGATGCCATAGAGTTTCCTGCGTATAGACTTGAGCTCACGCCACCAATGATCAGCCCATCCTGTATCGTACTCTTCTGCCCGGTCCATCAAACGAAGCATAAGCTCCTGTTCCCTTTCGGAGAACAAGTGTTCTCGAATCGGGAACGAGACGGCCCGTTTAAGACTGGTGCTAGCCACAGGGGACCGTCGCCAGCAGAGCTAGCAGCCCTATCAACGCAGCGTCAACTCGTTGATTATAATAGATACAGGTTCCCATAATGACCATCGCTACGATCCTAAAGTAGAAATTTGCCCGTTTCATTTCGCCTTCTCCACATGCTCATGCAGCCAATGGATCTGTTCCAAACACTTATCAACATGCTCTGCAATGCAATCCTTGTCTGCAATCGAGCCACACCAGTAGCATGTATATAGCCCGTGTAACAAATTGTGTAACGTCTCTGGATCGATCATGCTCAGTAATTATCGAGTCGCGAGACTCGTCTTCAGAGATACTACGTTCGCTCCCGAATTGACAACCGTATTTCCCATGGGCCACACAATTTTACTAACGTTCCCATTATTGAGCACCACATTACCGGTGAACGCTGACGTAGCCCAGCATCCGGCTAACGCTCCCGCGTAATTGAGCGTTCCAGCTGCGAAGCAATTAGTAGCCGCGCCACCGCCAGTAGAATACAGCGGATACTTCCCTCCAGGGAACACGTTCCCAGTGATCTGAATATTATACATCTTCGCTCCCACGGGCCCACCGATAGTCATGAACCCGCCGTCCCGGTCCCAACCAGCCAAGGAGAACGTATTATTAGCTATCGTGACATCGTGCATCACCGATGGTGCTGCTGAATCACTGCTCAGCTGGATCAGCCATTGCCCACATTGGTAGCATTCTGGGTATTGGAGTTGGTCAAAGACGTTATCGTGAACCGAGATCCGCTCCTGCTCTTTCGCCTGATACCCACCACCAGCAGGGGCGATCATAATCTGCATCGCTTGCCCCGTGCGACTGACCCAGTTGTTCCTCACAGTAATGTCGCTGACGACGCAGAGTGGACAGAGCCCTCCGGTCGCGCTCCCTTGGTTCTTTACCCCGACAAGGATCGCCCATCCCAACTGCGTATACCCGCCCCATGACCCGATCATCCGGTTCCCCTGGACGAGGCAACGAACACAGTTCTTGAACTCTACAAGATTCTTCGCAATCCAGTGCTGACCACCGAACGATGGGTCCGCAGGGTTCCACGATGCAGGCTTAACAATATCGTTATATTGAATCGTCACGTCCGACGGCGACATAGTATCGTACCCGCCGCCGATCATCACGTTCTCGCCCGCTGCCTCCAAGTAATTATTCTGGAAGAGATAATTCCCCGAGCCAGCAACGTCTGATACTCCGCCTGAGATCGCTTGCGCATCGCCGCAAGTGCCGAGTGCGCGGCAGTGGAAATCGCTGAAATAACTGTTCTGGACTACAATGTTCGTCGCGCCCTGTAGAAATATCCCTCGAACCGTCTCATCCGTTGGCGTCCCGTGAACATAGACGTGATCGAACACTTGATCGTGCGCCGAACTAGTTAAGTCTATTAGATTGTACACAGTGCCACCGGCGACACGAGTGAACTCGACGCCATACCATAAGACAAATGCCCCGCCTGTGACCTGCTGGCTTCCTTTGACAACGATCTTGGGAAACTGCTGCCCGATAATTACCCGATGCTTCGCGTCTTCGAGCACAGTAGCAGATGACCGAATCGTGATCCCATGCTGTGCATCACAAGCTAATGTAGGTACCGTTAGGGCGCCCGGGTACACGAGCGCTGGGTCTAACAAGAACGTATCGCCGCACACTGCGCCAGAGATCATCGTCTGGAGATTATCCGTAACGGACACCGTCTTCGGGGCATTCGGCGAAACGATCGCCGTGTTCGGAGTGCGCTGAGGTAATGCAGCGGGCCCGTCAGTCTGGGACCATGAGGTCTGGACCATAGCGCCAATGAGCAACGCTAGAACTGCGATTAGCATCAGTAGGGAATCACGATCACGTCTATTCATCGATGAAACTCCTGTGCGAACTATTTGTGCTCCCGGCCAAGAGCTTCCCAAGTATACGCTAACGCGGCACCACAAGCGAGACAAATAATTACATGCTTATTGCTGATTCGATTGACTCGTCGCGGCCAAGTCTTCGGCGTGCGCCAGTGACGACATCGGAGGAGCCAGTTAACGAGTCTCATCTTCGCATGCCCGGTCAAGCTGCGCTAGCTCCCATTCGTCTGAGCCTTCAACGCTCGCCCAATATTCCTGTGCGGATTTCACGTGGGCCTTTAACCGCGTATCGCTATCAGCTAAAGGCGAGACTCGTTCGATCTCGGTCCATTGTGTACGTATATCTCGTGCCGCCATCTCGGGCTGGAACGGCCAGCCCTGGCGCTCGCACCATTCTCGCATCCATTGCTCGAATCCGTTAGTCATTATTCCCCCCTCGCTTTCCGGATAGCTGATAACGCAGCGGTCATAATGATCGAATCCTCTACAGAGATACCCGAATACTTTAGACATTCGATCATCATTTCTAACGCTTCCAGTAACTCAGAAGCGGCTGTCTCGCGGTCGATGATCCCAGCGAATACTTCAATGTCTATTTGATTGTTATTGGCATAAACACGCGAGACTAATTTTTGTGCAGCTCGTAATGCCCCCGGTGTATGTCCCACCAATTTAGTTGTCATTAAGCCGCTCCTTCATAGTCAGTCTTAGCGATCACAGCGAAATCGCTCGCGGGGAACATCTCTCCGAGTAACTCCTGGAGCCGAAAAGCGAGATCAGCATCACTCATGCGACCGACAACCGTCTCAATGATCGCCCCACGCTCATTATCGTACCGAATCACAAGGTATTTCATAGTTCCTCCTGATTCGTCACATCCTGCTTATGAGCGATAATCAATGCTTTGATCAACGCCGACATACTCACGTCGCATTCCTTAGAGTACTCCCTGATCCAATCATAAAGCGCCTCGGGGAGCGACACTGAGATTGACATATGCACAGAATCAACGTTCGTTTTAGCATAGCTACGAGTGATCATACGCCTGAGTCCTCCTGCAAGCTAGCAATGACACACTGCGAGATATCAGCATCGGTCGGCCACCGAGGACAAGTAATGTGCTCTCCGCTATCGCTAGAGAAGTCGAATCCAGTGACGAGCTCCCCGTCCTGGATCACGCGTCCACATCGTTTGCATGTATCGTTAGACATTGTTCCCTCCGAATACAAAGACGTACCCATGCTTCAATGATCCACCAACCAATTCCCCTGTCCAGTGCATCTTGTCACATAACGCTTGTGCAGCTTTGCGATGGCAATCTTCCCCGCTCAATTCATACGGATAAGAGATCGTAACGCGATTCCCGTCTTGATCTGACGCTGTAATCCTGCTACCTTTGAAGTTCGTTGGACCGTGATACTTAGTAACAATCGCTTTCATAGTTCCCCCAGTATTTTACGTGCCTAGTGACACGAATTGTTTAGCGTAATACATGAACAATCAGCATCCAACCTACCGCCGTACCGACCAACACACCACACGCGCTCATAGCAACGAACTGAGACGCCCAATCGCGCCCAGCGTTGAACTGCAGGACTCGAATATCCATGAGCAAGCTCTCGGCTTCGATCATGAGCTCGCCTAGCTTCGTTGCTATCTGTGTGAGGATGTCCATTAACGTAACTCCGGACGTGTATACCATACCTGTCCATCAATTGATTTATGGGCTTGACGATGGTCAAATGGTAATACACAGATAAGAATATCCGCCCCCTGCCAAATATCATTACACAGCCGTCCGTCAACATTAGCTTGTAACTCAAACAAATCGGCGACTGTTAAATCGTTTTCTTCAAATTTGGCTAAAATAGTATCTTCTAATGCAGTACGATGTTCCGGCGGAACCTGTTCAATTTGTGCTTTAATCCAAGCACAAATACACGGTTCTTTATGTTTGATGGTCAAGATTACCTTCCTCCGACGGCCATTCAAAAACCCGCGAACCTTCACGCTCTCGAATTGCAGCTATTTCTTCCCGTAGTTGTGAGCAATCGTCGCATGAACAACCGCCAACGTTGTCTGGATCAAAACCGCCATGAACAAATGAAAAAGCAATGTGCTCCAAATTACTCATTTTAATATCCTCTCGTTAACGAATCGATATCAAGATAGACCTGCTTACGCTTCGATGTCGGCTCCTCACGCATGTACTCACGAACAACGTACTGCAAACGGTCAAACCGAGACGGTACAGTCTCACTCAATGCCGTACGAGATATCCGCCATAGTTCCGATAATCTGTCCTGATAGCTTTCGCGCATCGCCCCGCCTCCCGTGTCAGTCGTTAGTGTCACCAAATTGCACGTCAACTGTCAGTATCCTAGCTTGGTAGTCATCGGTAGTCAAGAGAAAAGCGAATGTAAACGAACGTTTTACATCTCGTTGAACTAACCATTGAACCTAGATTGAACGGTTAGTTTGGCACTCGACGTGCATCAAGATGCGTAGAACTGGTAATGAAACTGAACGGTTACAAGTTGACTGAGACGCATTTGGTAACCACACTAAAGATTAATTGACAAACTTTAGACTGAATGTCATATTGTAATTATGAACAACATCGATTCACGTATCGCAGACGCAGCACTGGCGTTGAACGAAGTCAGCATCGCCAACGAGTGGTCACTCGATGAATGGCGCGGTCAGTTAGTTAACGCTAACGAGTTGGCGCGTGAGCTTGACCAGGAAGCCGAGACGGAGGGACGATGCGTCTAGCATTGATGCGTATCTATATACCATTCGTCGTCGTGTTCATCTCGGGCGCCGTGTTCGGCCTAGCGCTCCGTATATTGATTGGATGATCCAGCGCCACCGATGACTCTGGCCCCAGGAGTCAATATGTTACTCACCTTCGCGGTCGTCTGTCTCGTCATAGCTATCGCAGTGCTGCCGGTTCAGCGCTGATGGGACGGCCCGTTTACCGACTGGTGCTCCCATCACGCCTAGCGCACCACCAGTCCTAGACGGGCCATCCCATCCACGCTCCACCCACGCCGAACAACAGTCTCCCCACCGAGTCGCAGTCAGCACAGCGCCAGGTCACAGTGCAGCGCTTAGGGGATGACCATCCCATAGGAACCGACCGACCGGTGGGGCTTCCCTTTCATATAACTCCTGAGACTCCGCCGCGAACGTGGATTGAATTTTTACACTTTTTCGATTTTCATGTATCTCGTTGATTTCATTGGAGTTAGCCGACTGACCCTCGGGTTGACAATTTGTCATAATCCAGCTACTATCTCTTTGGACCGAGCATGGTGCGCCGGGAGATCCGGTCGACAGGTAGCCAAGTAAGAAGCTCTTTCTTCACCCGCATGAAACACTCGGCCCTCCTTTCCACTTATAATCATATGGCTGATCTCCACGAGTGGCTCTCACGACTGAAGAACTACGGCGAGCGCGTCGCGTCGCAGTATATGTCTGGTGCGCAGCAGACCGAAGGTCTTCCCGGTGAGCTTCGCGTTAAGGGTGAGATGATGGATCAGGCTCATCAAGCATTGGATCCTCAGGTGCAGTTGATGCAGCCAATGGCTCCTGCTCCCGCGATGGCTCCGTACGCTCCAGCGTCCTCGGGATACACGCCGATCGGCGGACAGAACGCTCTCGATCAGCTATATCAGGGACATCCTCCAGACCTCCGGCAGCGTCCGCGCTCGACCGGGGTTACAATGAAGCAGGACTCGGGCCCGGGGTTTTAGCTTCCGGTTTACTAGTTTCACCCGCGTGACGCCTCGAAAGAGGTAGCTGGGAACACGGTAACGTTCACGAGAAAACTAGTCCCTTTCCAACAACTAACAGGAGTCTCTCTTGTTAGTTCCTAATACGCCCGCGAAACTCGCCGGTTACGAAAGCGAGAAGCATCAGGAAGCTGGGCGTCGTCGCGCCGAGCAGACGGTCCCGGTTGAGACGATCCGGACCGGACTTCTAGAGAAGCGGAACGAAGCTGTAGACAAGGTTGAACAAGACTCTGAAGTAGCTCTCACTACCGGCACGGTTCCTCCTGCTGGTCAAGCCCCTCTCACCGGCGATAATTTTAAAACATTCCTGGAACAGAAGGATCCTAAGACTGGGAAGGCCCGCCTCCGTTCGATCCAGGAGAAGATGTACGAGGTCGCCGTGTCTGATTCCCCAAGGAACATTACTGCAGCTACGTTCCTCGTGGAACGCGGGTACGGGAAAGCCAAGCTCGCTGACGAGGACCGGGCTGCGTTAGCTAAAGGCGGCGTCCAGTTAGTCTATATCGAAGCACCCAAAGTATCGATGGCCGAGAAGCGTAAAGAGTTACCGGATAAGCCGGATTTCATTGACGCGGAGTTTGAGGAGAACAAAGATGGACAATAAGTTCGATATTGTTGACGACGACACTGTACCAGCGACCCGTGGCGAGCTTATCTCCGTCTGCGAAGACACCGAGACGATCCTCGCTGAGATGAAAGCGGTGATCAATGTTCACGCCGAAGTTTTGGCTGCGCATCGTTATGTCCTCGAACGTTTCGTTCCCGGCCCGCTCTTTCAGAAAGCGATTAAGGATTACTACGAAGCTCGCCAGAAAGAGATCGATCTCATCGAAGAACATATCGAGCCCGAGACTGATCAGACTAAGCTGAACTAATGCCCCGACAGACGAACAAGAAGTCTCCTCCAGCGGAGAATAAGTTCGAAATCTCTTTCAAGTTCCAGGAGTCCCAAGCGAGACTACTGAACCGGATTCGGGGCAAGAATGGTCGCGGGACTTACGTAGTCCTCAAAGCGTTCCAGAACCTAGAGGTCGGCGGCCAGCGATCCGGTAAGACGACCGGCAAGATGATGCACGGGATCGTCGATTATTGCTTACGCTTTCGACGGTGCGACATGCTCGTTCTCCGTCGCACGATCGCTGAGTTAGACACAATCATTCAAGATATGATCACGTTCCTCCCGAAAGAGGACACCGGGTTCTACTCGTTGAACCGCTCGACCCGTATTGTCACATTCAATAACGGCTCCCGGATCGTATTCGCCGGATGCGCGAACGATACCGAGAGAGATATCGAGAAGTATCTGGGACAAGCTTTCCCGTACATACAAGTCTCCGAGTGTGCCCAATTCTCACCTGATATCTGGGAACGGTTGAGTGCTCGTTGCCTAGTTAATACCGGATGCGAAGAGGACGAGCACGGTAATCTACCTATACCACGCATAGTCGGAGATACGAACCCGATCGGTGCTCATTGGCCGTTTTATTATAAGCGATTCGTTCTTAAGGAACCGTGGGAACAAGTTGAAGGGATGCGGAAGGACAAAGAGGGCCGTTTCTGGGTCAACGAGAACGGCGAGTGGCGTTGCCGATATAATCCCGATGACTATGCTTATAACCACACGACGATCCTCGATAATAAAGAGTACATGAAACGCCACCCGGAGATGATCTCCCAGTTGAGCCAGATGTCGAAAGCGAAGCGGGAGATCTTCTTGCAGGGCCGGATGGACAGTGTCGCTGGGCAGTATTTCGACTGCTGGTCCCCCGATGTCAACATAGTGGATCTCCGAGAGGATCCTGAAGCAGTTATTTGGCAAACGTACCAGCCGGTGATCGGCGGGCAAGACTGGGGTGTCGGTCACGCTAATGCTTTCTATCTCTTTACCCGAGCGATGGTCCGGATCTCACCGAACGCGGAGTACAAACCTCGTGTCCTCTGTTTCAAAGAGATCGCGCCGGAAACTACTAGCGCAACGGGTGGAGCCCTAACGGCAACTGAATTTGCTGATTTAATAGATGCAGCTGTATATTATCCCCGATTACCGGATGATCATCCACAGCATGCTTTGATCTCCGGAAAACGATGCAAGGTCGCGGCTATAGCTTTTTCTCACGAGAAGTTCAATCGCGTCATGGAACAGCATTCTCCGGCGGACATGTACTCCAAATTGCTTCGGGAACGTGGCCTCCCTCCGGTCTCGCGAGCAACGCAAGACCGTGTCGGCTCTGCTGGGTATATGTACAATGAATTGAAGACGGGGCGTCTTTGTATTTTGAAAACATGTCCCGCTATTATTCAAGCTATTCCGACGCTTCAGCGTGATCCTAAACGGCTTGATGACATTCTTAAAACGAATGCTCATGCAGATGATCGATATGATGCGTTCCGTTATGGACTATACATGATGTTCAAGGAGCGGGGTCAGCCCGAGTCGGAACGGGATAAGATCAAGCTCGATGCTATGCAGAAGAATAATCCGTTCGGCGCTCATTTCGCGAAACTGAAAACTGCGGCAGACGCCCAAAAAAAGGGCGAAACGTTTGTGCAAAAAAACATTCCGTATTGGCAGACTAAAATATGAGACTTGATCTTCGTGGTAAAACATTCGGACGTTTAACAGCCATTGAACCCACAAGAGATTCGCAAGATCGATATTCATGGCACTGTCGATGTGTTTGTGGCGGCGAAAAAATTGTTTTAGCGGGGCATTTAGGGCGTTCGATTAATTCTTGTGGCTGTTTAAAAAAGGAAACGTCTGCCGCAATAGCACGGCGTACTGCTAAGAGAAAAACACATTGCCCATTAGGACATCCCTATTCTTCTGAAAATACGTATATGAGCCCTCGGAATGTTCAAGGCTGTCGGATTTGTCGATATGCATCTATGCGTAAAAAGACTCTTGAGTATGTTGGCTGGACGCAAGAGCAATATGATGCAGCGATGTTATCGCAAAAAGGTTTATGTGCTATTTGTCAACAACCGGAATCTAAGCTAGGTAAAACGTTGTCTGCGGATCACGATCATACCACATTAGAGCCTCGCCAACTTCTCTGTGGTACATGTAATTCAGGTTTAGGTATGTTTAAAGAAAATCTTGCTTTATTGCAAGCCGCTCAGGATTATCTTCAGAGGCACAAATGACCTTCGCACTTAAAGTACGCATGTTCTTCCGCGAGCTCTTCGGCTCCCGTCTCGTTAACACGCTGGAACTCCGGATCATGGAGATCCAGGAAGAATCTTCCCGGCGGATCAACGACAAGGATCGCGTGATCGAGATGCTCCAGAATGATCTCACTCAGCTCCGGATCAAAATGGAGACTTACGAAACGGTGATCCTTCCGATCGTTTCGCCGGTCGGTAACCTCTTTAAACCAAAGCCCGATCCTAAGACTTTAGAACGATTATCAGGACCAGAGCCCGGATCATGGGCCTTTGTTCAGGCTGAATGGGACCGTAAGATGGCAGCAGAGGCCGAGGCCGAGTCGCCTAAGGAGAGCTAATGGCATTCAAGGATAAGTCCGGCAAGAATTTTAATTCCAAGTTCCGCGCGAGTAAGAGCGATCGTGAATCCGCTGTCAAGGAAGGCATGGACTCCGCCCCTGCGCCTAAGGGTAACCGTTCGCAGGCGAATGCGATCGAGGGCAAAGGGTCTAAAGCCCCAGCGATGGATACCGGCGCCGGTGACGATGGCGGTCCGGTCAATGCTTCCGCTGCCGGTACGATGCAGGCGAAAGCTAAGGAAGTCCATATCACGCATAGCCCCGAAGGTTCCCACGTACATACCGTGATGGACAACGGGATGGAAGAACATACGGATCATCCGACCCGTGAAGAAGCTCATTTTCACGGTGCGATGGCTGCCGGTGCGAACGAAGGTAACTATCCTGCGCAGCACGAACCGCCTAAGTCTGACGGCGCTGAGCCCGATGCTGATGATGACTACGATGTACCGAGTCTCGACTAGGAGGATATATGGATCAAAAAGAACTTTGGGCCAAAATGTACGCTATCGCTGAAGTTAATCCTGATTTAACGATCGACGAAGTTGCAGCAAAAGTCGGATTAGATTTCACGATCACTATCATGCCCGTTCCGGAGCCTAGTAACTAATGAGTCCATTTAAATCGAAGGCCCAGCAGAAATATATGTACGCCCATAAGGACGATCCTTCGATGAAGAATGTCGATCTCAAGGAGTGGTCCGCTGCTACGGACTTCAAGAAGCTTCCTGAGAAAAAGAAGAAGTTCGCTCGGGGGAAACGTGGGTAGATTCGCTTTCATCCCAAAGTTACGAGACGCTGCATCAACAGCGGCAGGCGTAGCAAAGACGTTCCTGACCGGGTCAGCCGGGAGTAACTCTCCGAAAGATGTCGACTATGGCCCCGGACCGGCCCCGGCTACGCAGACACCTGCTGTCCCTGATGCTTGGTATAGGTCGTACGGTCGGTACGCGCCGAAAAGATAACGAGGACCCTCTTGGCTGAACTAGGTCTTGACGAAACAGGAACGAATGATCTCGATATTTCGACCCCCGAGAAGGGGTCGTTCGATTTCAACCAAATTGGTCAGGACGCTTCGTTCGACTTCGAGCCCGAACCTCATTATTTCGCCTCTGACGTTTGGATCCCAGAAGAGTTCGAAGACGACGACAGGAAACCGCGTGATCGCTCACCGCTAAGCGAATCGGCCCGCGAAGCTCTGATGAATCTCGATCGGATCTTAGCGAAAGCTGACGTAGCGCCGCGCCGGATAGAAATCGAGCAAGCATGGAAAGCAATACACTATGACCGGGGTTATCAGTTTCTTCTTAGGCATCGTAACGGCGGATGGACTCTTCCTGCTACTGGCACTGGGTACGGACCAAGTGATCAAAAAGCCAATGCTCAGGCTTATAGCACTAATGTCTACGGCGAGAAAGGCGAGATAGTTGTTGCCGCCCTCGCTCGCGAAGTCCCTCGGGTAGAATTCTTCCCGGCGAACCCGGATCACGCTCCTGACGGCGATATGGCCGAAGTAGCTGACGATCTCAAAGAGATCTGGGCTAAGAATAATAATTTACACAATATTCTACGAGACTGCGCTAAGGTCTTCTGGAACGAAGATCGCGTTGTTCTATGGACTCGATACGAGCTTAACGGAGACGAGTATGGTTACGAGGAACCGGGAGAACCGACAGTCCCGGAGAACGAGCAGAATCCGCCGATTACTCCTACGGATGATTCGGGGGATCAACAGTATCGCATCTCAAATGAATCGCCGGTAGATCAGCCCGCCCCGCGTCGTCCCCGTGGACGAGTCCGGACCAATACTCTCGGTAAGCTCGACGCCAAGGTACCGATCAACGTCGACTGCCTCGCTCAGATGCCTGGTGTCGCTCTTTCGTTCGACTTCGACGTATCGATGGTCAAGGCGAGATACTTCTGGATGAAAGATAAGATTCAAGGTGGCGGCGATGGCACAGGTGAAACAGAGTTAGATCGAATAGCTCGTGAGAACGTCCGTCAAGCGGTTCCCGGGCAGTACGTCACCGGTGATTCGATTAATCGTCACTGCGTAGAGAAACACACATATATCAGACGCTCCATGTTCTACGACGCGGAGGTCAAAGATGCGGTCCGTCAAGAGCTCCTCGACAAGTTCCCAGATGGTTGCAAGCTTGTCAAGGCTGCCACCGAGTTTGTTTACGCTCGTAATGAATGCATTGACGATCACATTACGATCGGACATCCATTTCCCGGCAAAGGGCAGAACCGGCGTTCTCTGGGCGACTCCCTTCTTCCGATCCAGGATTATATCAATGAGCTGATCGCTCTGGCTCTCGACTTCGCTAAGCGTACGGTCGCGAAGAAATGGATGGACTCGGAGGCGTTCAATGTCGAAGCGCTCAAGTCACAGAATAATATTCCTGGCAGTATCGGTCCTTTCCAGCGTCAGCCGGGTGTGCCTGTCGATCAGCTTATCTTTATTGAGCCTACTCCCACGCCACAACCGTGGTTAATTACATGGATCCAGTGGATCGTGACGAATCTTAGTGAACAGATTTCCGGCGCTCTCCCGTCGTTGTTCGGCGCCCAGATCACTGGTCAGGTCGGTTCTGAAGGCGTAGCTACCCAGAGAGATCAAGCGATGCAGCGTGTCGGCTGTCCGTGGAATGAGTTGCAAGCTATGTTCGCTAGCGCAGCGAGACAAGCTGTAATGCTCACGGCGAAATGTGCGAACAAGGATATTAGCGACGTGATCCCCGGTAAAGGTCGTCCGATCAACATCAAGCTGAATCAGTTGAAGGGTTCCGTGCTCTGTTACCCTGAGTCGAACCCTGAGTTCCCGGAATCATGGAGTCAGAGAGAGACACGGGTGATGGAATTGGTCGATTCAGCGCTCAATTCCCCGTCGGCTGAGTTCTCGAAGATCATTCTTGATCCAAAGAATCTGAAAGCGATCAAATCAGCCGTCCGAATGCCTGATTTCGTTATCAAGGGTGCTGCGACCGTTGAGAAGACTGAGGCCGAGCTGGAAATCCTGCTCCGCAGTGGCCCGACTCCGAACCCGGATCTCCTCAAGGCTCAAGCTGCAATGCAACAGGCTCAAGAAGGCATGGCGGGTCTAGCTATGAAGGCTCAGTCCGGTATCCCGCCGACTCCCGAGGAGCAGCAACAGGCGCAGCAAGGCCCGCAGATGATGCAGCAACTGGAACAGGCGATGCAATCGATCCCACCGGAGATCTCGACGATCAAAGCGGCGCAGGACGCTTCTGAGGATCACGAGACAGCGGCAGCCGTGCTCTTCGATTGGATGAACGGTCCGAATGGCCGAAAGTTCAAGTACGGTCGACCCGAGCAACAGGCTGCGTTCCAGAACGTCTATCTCCTGTGGCAGGATCATACTCAGGTACTGGCGAAGTTGGCGCAGGAGAACGCTCCGCCTCCGCCGATCAAGCCGCCGAGTATCTCTATTGCCGCTGACAAGATGCCCGCAACGGTCCAGTCGCAGATCGTTGAAGCAGCGGGGCTGCAAGCTCCTCCGTCAGATTTCGCTCAGCATGCTACCCAGAATATGAACCGGGATATGGCGAAGAAGATCATTCCCGACCAAATATACTTGAGTGGACTCCACAAAGAATCCCCGACACCGAACGGCGGCGAGCCTCAACCTCGAAAGCTAAGGAAGTGATTTATGGCTTTAACGCGAGCCGAAATCTGCGAACGCTTTCGACAGAGACATCCCGAGAAATACACGGCTGAGGCTCGTCGAGAAAAACGTAAGCGATACGAAGCAAAATACCGGGCAACCCCGGGATACAAAAAAGCCCGAGAAAAATATATTGCTTCAGGGAAAAAAGCGTTATCGGACGCCAATAGTTCTCTATTTTATAGATTTGGCAAAACGCTTGATGACAAGCTTGCACAATACGATAAGCAAAACGGTCTGTGTGATCTATGCGGAGAAGCTCTTCCTGAAAATCCCTTAAAGTGCCATTGGGATCATAATCACAAAACCGGAGAAATGCGAAGTCTACTTCATCCATACTGCAATGTATTAGTGGGTGCAACAGAGCACGAATTACACAATAAAGTCATTGCATATTTGGAGAAGCATCGTGGCTAAAAAACTGTGTTGTTTAATAGCACGACATGGAGAAACGGCGGCTAATAAGGCTAATGTTTTTCGCTCTCGTCTCGACCCTCCGTTGAACAAAGCGGGCGAAGATGAGGCCGAGAAAGTCGGTCGTCTCGTCTCCAAAAAATACAACGTGAAACGGATCATCTCATCCCCGATGCTCCGCGCTGTCCAGACGGCTGACATCGTCGCTGAGTCATGCGGCGCCAAGGTAACTCAGGATCGAGGGCTGATCAGTTGGAACCTGGGATTCCTTTCGGGAAAGGACAAGAAAGAATACTCCGATGTACTTGATTACTTTGTTGACAATCCAAAAGAGCCCGTCCCTGAAGGCGAGTCTCTTGACTCGTTGGAAGAACGAACGGAAGAGTTCTTCAAAAGTGCATTGAAGCTCGATCCTCAGGAAGAGGAATACGGTACCGTGGAATCTGGCTTCGCTACGGATGGCCCGTTCCACTGTGGTGACTGCATTCATCGTCCATCGAAGCGATCGTCATTCTGCAATCATCCCAAGGTCGTCGCCGATCCGGAGAATGCCTCCCGGAAAGAGAACGGTCTCATTAAAGTGAACCTCGTTACTGATTGCTGTGGCTACGTTCGACCGAAGAAGACTGAAGACACGGTCCGGCTCTATATTACGCACACCAGTAATATCATAGCTCTCGAAAATATGTTCCACGGGAACCGGGACGGACGACCGGAGACGGGCGAGGAAGCTGTCGGTCCCGGAGGATTTGCCGAAGTCTGGGAAGACAATGGCGAGTACGAACTTAAGCCCGTGATCGGGGAACGTCCAGCGGTATTTGGTGAATAACCCCTTTTCAGTGAAAGACAGGAGTCTCTATGGATATTAAAGCTTTGGAACAAGAGTTGGTTGACCGGTTAGCTAAGGTCGAAGAAGCGAAGCAGCGGGACGCTGAAGAATTCGAACAGAAGAAGAAGGACCGGGAGGCGGCGTTCGAAGCGGCAAAAGCATCTCAGCAAGCAGCTCTTGATGCCAAAGTAGCGGCTCGAATTGCTATTGAGAAGAAGCAGCAAGAAGATTGGGCCGCGTGGGAGAAAGCTGAACAGCAGCGTCGATTTGCTGAGGATCAAGCTAATCTGAAGCTCGAAGCTGAGCGCCGGGAGCAGGAAGAAAAAGCGAGAGCGTTACAAGCCCAGTTGATACAGTTAGAACATGCTGAGGAACAGAGACGAAAGGCTCTGGAAGAACTGCTCCCGCCAGTACTGGAGCCGGAAGAAGTGTTGACGGGGCCGAACGGGCTGACGCCGACGACGAATGAGATGAGCGATCATTTGAAGAATCTACTGAGACAGGATCGAGACTTCACTAATGAGTGAGACGCCACAAGGTTATCAGGGGCCCTTACCGGCTTATTACATTCAGTCAACGACGCCTCAAACTGTAAATCTAGGGCTGACTTTGACTGGAATCGACCCGATCCTCGCGTACAACCTCGTTCTCATCGATACAGCGGTTGGTTCAGGCGGCGGTGGAGGAGCCCCGGGCGGGAACGTCGGCGATGTACAATTTAAAGTAGACGCATCTACGTTCGGCGGATCCGATAATCTTTTCTGGGACAATACAGCCCAGAACCTAGCGATCACCAGTAACGCGGAAGCTTTGTTCCTTGGGATCGATAATGGTGGATCGAATACATCTTTGATCGGTACCGACACGGAAATTACAGTCTCCGGATCCGGAGCATCTCTATTTTCTGTCACTGCTCTGGATGCATCTATTCTAGTTCAGGCGGGGAACACTGTATCTAACGTAAAAGGCATCAATCTTTCCGCCAGTACTGCAGGCGGTGGAGCATTAGTTAGTAACTATGTTGCTTTATCAATCGCCAGTATCGGCGGAGGATTCACAAACGCGTTCGGAATTCGGATCGGGGACTTCTCGAACTCTAGCGATCCTACTTCTCGCGCGTTCGTCGCCCTTGGTGGAATCGTTGAAGTCGCGGGACAATATCTTCTCTCCGGCACGCAGATCGACGCAACTGATCATACGAAGCAGGTTTCGTTCAATCTATCGAATATAGCGACGGGGACGACACGTACAGTTAATTTTCCGAATGCGAATACGAGTACGGCACAGGCGAACGCAGGAGGCGCAGGTCTAGCTCTCGCCTCGTTCAGCGCAACGACTGGGGCGTTCACGACTGTCTCTGTTGGATCCGGTACGGTAACGAGTGTCGGTCTAGCCACTGGTGCTGGTGCATCCGACGTACTCTATACGATCACCGGTTCCCCGGTGACCACTTCGGGAACGATCACGGAGACTCTACGGACGCAGACAGCTAATCTTGTGTTCGCCGGACCGACGACCGGCGCCGCCGCATCGCCTACGTTCCGTGCTCTCGTTACAGCCGATATGCCAGCCGGTACGGGAACGGTCACATCATTTTCCGCTGGAACTTTATCGCCATTATTTACGACTAGCGTAGCGACGGCTACGACTACTCCGGCGTTATCGTTCTCGTTATCGAACGCTGGAGGCGGCACGGTGTTCGGCAATAATACAACGGGTTCCGCAGCACCGGCTTATACGACCGCTCCGGTGCTGGGAATCCCCGGAACGTCCACAGGTACAATCGCTCTCGCATCGTCCACGGCATCCGGCAAAGCTGATCCTTGCGGCGCTCGATGACGAGACGCAGGATGTCGACGGAGTCTGCCAAAGACCGCAGCATGGCGAACGTAATCGGTTCG